GGGGTTGCCAGCAACATCCTGAGACTGCGGGGCGGGTAACTGCCCCATCTGCGCTTGTTGCGCCTGCATAGCCTGAGCCATCTGCGCCATCTGCTCCTGACGGAACTTGACGACCTCGATGTCAGGGACCAACTTATCTGTATCCATCTGAAGGCTACGAGCAACCTCACGCAAGAGATACGCCCTACCCTCCATGCCAATAATCTGCATATCGACCGGATTACCAGTTGCCTGCAAGAATTCGTTGCGTCGCAACTGTAGCTGCTCACGAGCAATGAATCCGGTAGCGCCTTTGGCAACTACACGGAAGTCGCCCTTAGTAAACTGATCTGGGTCGTACATCATGTTGTGTACGTACAACCGAGACACAATCCCAGAGATTGCTTTGTCGACTGTGGCGATCGCGTTCTTGATTCCTTTGGCTGCGTTGTCCATCAGCATGGATAGACCGGATGCAGTTCGACCAGCGCCACCGGCAGAGCCGGAGCCGTAGACGTAGTTCGGGATTCCCGTCACTTCGTCTGCCTGTTTCATAAACGACTGGTACACGCCCAAGAGGACGTCTGCGTTCATTCCCGGCTGGAAGAATCGGACGGCTGGCTGACCACCACCCGTTCTGTCGGATGTGGTCTGCCACAGCTTCCACGGGTACATGGAAGTTACGTCCTCGCCGTCGGGTAGGCGGTCGACCGCTACTTCGACTTGCGGACCAGAGGCAATCGCCATGTTGTTGGCAAGTGACCGAGCCGCAGCGTTGCACATGATTTGCGTATCGCGCATCAACTCAGGCAGCGCCGTCCCCCAGAAAGCACCGGGGATCTCTCCCCAAGATGCAGACTCATAGGGTCGCTTACCTAACGGGTCTGGATTGATAACCGCTTTGATAACAAACGGACCAATCATCCAAGCGTTGATCTCGTACTCTTTCTCCGGGTCGATGTCTTTGTCATCCATCCCCCACTCAATAAGCGTATCGCCTTGAGCGGAACCCCAGTACTCCAAGGCTTCAATCAAGCCATCGTTGTACAAGCGGGAGTGGGGCTTACCCTCAAGGTTGTCTCGCTCTTGGTCGCCCATGAGCCACTCACGCAGCCCGTTGTCGCCAAAGCGATCCAGAACCTCATCGATGTTGTCGTCCGAGTAGCCGGGAACCCCGCGCAAAGACTGCAACTCGTTGCGGCTTAACTTGTGCCGCTGGATTAGGAACCCGTCGTTCGGACCAGAGGAGTTTGGCGATGGGTAAACGTCAAACGGGGCAACCCGTTCAAACTCCCTTACGAACTCCGTGCTGACGATGGGGGTAAATTCCGGACCCCACTTAATTTGCTTGCGGCGACGGACGTTCGGTCCCTTGATGATCGCCGTGGGATAGGTCACAAAGTCATCGATGAAATCAGCAAAGGCTTGTTGGAACTTTCCAGCCGATAACTGATCTTCAATCTTATCTTCCATCCGACGAGCCGAGTCTCTGGCTTCGTCCTTTAGCTTGATCTTGATCTGCTCATGCACCGTCTCTAGGCGGGTGCGAAAAGCCTCCGGGTGAATCTGCGCCCCAGCCGCCACAAATGCCTCCGCCTCTTGGCGCACCATATCAATGATGCCCATCTGAATCTCAGGCGGAAGCTGAGGCTCCTCAGAAGGCTCCAAGGCAAACGGACGGTCATTCATGTTCTGCATCACGTCTTTGATCCAAGACTCTGCTGCCCGACATTTAATATCGGTGAGTCTCATGTAGATGTCAGAACCTCCGGTCTTGGCAATGTCCATCGCCCGATCGGGGTCGTAGACGCCTCGACGTTGACGCTCACACTTGAGCAGCCGCTCGGTGATCTCTTGTTTAGCGAACTTGGCTCGGGACCAGCACTGACGGATATGAGCAGCCAGTGCGATCTCAGCCAGTTGCAGGGCTTCGTTCTCTGGCGTTACCGCCTTGACTTCCATCTCTACGATGGGGGTTGCAATCGCTATGCTCATGTCCAGCCTTTACTCGATGAGGTCTTTACCGATCTAGCCCGTGGTCCAGTCAATCCGTTGCGGATACGCAAACAGGCGTATTGCAGTGCGTCTTGTATGTGGGACATATCGTCCTTGACGGGACGGTCACGGAACCGAGCGGGACCGCTTGTCTTTAGTCGCTCGTATTTGTATCTGCCATTAAATCCCTTACGCAGATTGGTACACGACGGGTCGAGGATGAACCCCGGTTGTCCGTCCGCCATGCGTGTTAAGAAGTACGCCACAGACTCTCGGCGCGGAAGCCAGTCGTTTGTGGGGGCTGGGTCGGTAGGGATGCCAGACTCCAGCAGTTCTTGTAAACAGGTGCGCTCATCGGTTTGCGCCCGAATCTGACCAGCAGGGTCAGCCGCCGAGATACGCATAAAGCCGCCAAACTCATTAACAAGGATTGGCTTGACCACATCATTGGCAAACTGCCGAATGCCCATGTCCTCAGAGATGATCTCCTTGAGAACCAAGACCTGACCACGAGGGGTCTGCTGCAAGATCACACAAGCTGGCGTAAGCCCAAAGTCCCAGCCCAACACGATAGGTAAGCCACGCATAGGCTCCAAGGGCTTTGGCGATACATGGACCTTGTCGTTGAACTCTGGGTACACCGGCTTGCCGTCAGAGGTTGTGCCGTAATTCCCAAGCAAAAAGACATTGATCCAATTCTCGTCTTTGCCACCCAACTGGTTGATGTAGTACTGGTACCCGTTGGGGAGGTTATCTATGTTCTCCGCTTCTGGGTTTGGCTTGTACTCTTGCGCTTCTTTGTAGAGACCGCCGGGTTGCCGGAAGAACTCCCAGCCCTGCGGCGTGGCTTCTTCGGCGATTCGGTAGTACCAACTGTCATCGTCTGGGGGGTTGGTGTCAAGGATGACTCCACTCCATGTTGGTCCGCCACGGAGTCTGGGCGGGTAACGCCCAACACGCTGCGTAACCATGTCGAAAATTTCTTTAGGAACTTCGGAAGCCTCATTTATCCATGCTCCAGTCAATTCCAGAGACCGCAACTTGCCCGTCTCTGACGGCTTGTCTAAAGCCAGAAACAAGACCTCCAGTTCCAACGAGGTGCCATCACCAATGTCTTGGATGTTCACCGTCGAGGTAATCGGAGTGTCCCACCGTATAGGAGCCACATGGCTCGGAAACCATGTCTCCCATGTCTTGATCGTCGTGGACTTCAGTTCCGGATACGTGTTCCGAATGATCGCCCAGCGAGATCGCCTTACACCATCAAGCCAAGGCTTTTGCTTCAAAGCCCTCGCCATGATCTCCACACAACACGAAGACGACTTACCAGATCCAACCGGACCCATCAACCCCCGTACAAACGCATCGGAACCGTGGAAGGCTTTAGCCCTCTCACCCGGAGGTACGTAGTTGACCGTCTCTTGTTGATCGAGAACTTCGCTCACTTGTCGCCAGTTGTGTTGAGATTGAACGTGATGTTCTGAGCTGAGTGATCCATCTTGATGTCACTCAGATTGGGCAAAGACTTGTCCAACAAAATCTTGATCGCATTGATCTGGGTGGGAGCCAGTTGAACCTTACCCTCAATGTGACCCATTAAACGGTTGATCAACTGGCTTGCCTGAATCTTCGCCCGGACTTCGTCCGAGTGTCGAGTTCTGATTCTTGCCGCCATTTGTTTACTCCATAAGTTAAGCCCCGGCTTTACACCAGCCGGGAAGGTGACAGCGTCACGGACGGGAGGAGACTTCCAAAGGAGCGCTCCGCCGCTGCTGCGGTAGTTGACTCACACACCGCTTGAGATGGCTACTGCCGCACTACACCCTTCTCAGCGCGTTCAAAGGACTCAAAGAGTCCCCTAACCAAGCGCTCAACATCCCGTCTGTCAACAAACTGATCTAGGTTCACCCCAGCTTCATACGCCGTAGGCTCCCCATTGATATGAACAATCCCTCTAACCACTACCTCTTGAGGCGCTATAGCAGCCCTAAATTCGCTTTCATGCGCCACTTCAACACCCCGTAGGGGTTCGTATTGCCTCAGCATCCTCTCAAGCTCCATCCGCCGCATAACGTCTCCTGTGCATACATACGGCTGGAGACTCCCGGGGCTAGTCACGGTCTTCAAAGTTATCCAGCGTAGTACCGCTAGACACCGTCTATGCCATGTCCGCGCTCAATCTCCATGCGTATGGGTGCAAAAAAGTAAAAAACAAAGAGCCAAAACTCCTACACGCCCTCTGTCGGTAGCGGGGACTGGACTCGAACCAGTGACCTCTGGATTATGA